GACCTGTAAACGCAGATTTTTATCACTCATCGCTGGCCCTGTGTCTCAGGATTGCTTTGTGCCGCCACTCCAGAACCTCGGTCAGCGTCATGGACTCGGTAACGGAGGGCGGCCAGTGAAAGACGGTAGCGATGTCCGCCACCAGATCGTCTACCGTCAGGCCGTCGCTAAATCCGACAGGACCGACTTCTTCAGCAAAAAAGTGACCACCTCCACCGACAGGCTGACCAGATCGGCGGGGTCCATTTCGTTAATTTCCGCCGTGGTCAGGGCTGGGGTGGTGATACGCGGCAGCACGGTGATCAGTGCGTTCACGTCCATGTCCAGCAGCGCCTGCAGGCGGGTGCCGCGCAGCGCACCGGACTGCGGCTTGCGCACGGTGACGGAGGTGATTTCGGTTTTGCCGCGCAGGATCGGGGTGTCCAGCTCAACGACTTTTTCATTTGGCGTGGTTTTGTCAGTCATGATTTGATTCCGTTAAAGAGAGAGATAAGCGGCAGGCGCAGCGCCTGCCGGGATGATTACAGGCCCAGCGCGTTGCGGTGCGCTTCCATCAGGTCGGTGCCGCCCACGATTTCGATCATGTTCACCAGATCGCACTCATAGAGCACTTCGCCGTTGATGGTCAGCTTTGCATAGCTGTTGGTGCCGGACACTTTGGTGGTACTGGATTCGCCGGTTTTCCATTCGCCGGAGTCCAGCTCCTTATAGCGTCCGCGCGTGACCAGCTCGACCGCCTGTACTTCGCCGGTGTCGTCGCGCTGAATGGAGCCGGTAAAGCGCAGCTGAATCCCGTCCACGGTGGTGGTGCCCATCTGCTTAATCAGCAGCGCTTCGGTACCGCCAATGGTGAATTCCGTATCCAGCGCGCCATCGTCCAGGCCCATGTCAATGTCCACAGCACCGGCCATGCCGCCGCCGCGATACTTCTCAAACTTGCGGGTAAATTTCGGCAGCGTCACGGACTCAACCAGCCCCTGCCAGTTGTTGCCTGCGTTGAACAGGTTGAGGTGCTTGAGTTTGCGGGGTAATGCCATCTTTCCGTCTCCTTATGCGCTGACGCGGCTACTGAAATCGAGCAGGTACTGGTCTGTGATGCGCTGGCGCAGCAGCAGGTTTTCCAGCGGCGGCACCGGCGTGTAGTCGTAATCGATCAGCAGCTTGCCCGCCTTGAGCGTGTCTTTATCGTTAACGCTCTCATCCAGCCAGCAGTCCGCACCAATCAGATAGCCCTGAGTCACCAGGCTGCGCAGCTTCGCGCGGATGCTCTCGATGATGTCGCGGGCCAGCGACGGGTTCAGCGCACCGTCAACGGACCACATCTGCCCTTCAGCCATCGTGTCCATCAGCACCTGCGCGGTGCGGGTGTAACACTCAAACGCAAACAGCGGATCGTCGCTGAGGCAGCGGGAACCCCAGAAGCGGAAGCCGTCTTTACGGATAAGCGTGGTGACGTCGTTCTGGTTCAGCAGGCCCGCATCAGTGGCCGGATCCTGCAGGTCCCAGAAGACGTCTTTTGAAATGCCGGTGACGCCGTTCACGCCGACGTTTGACAGGGACTTGTGCCAGCCGGTCTGCTCGTCGATTTTGGCGCGCAGGCCCAGCGCGCGGGCGGTGGCGTAGGCTGTCGCGTCTGCCTTCAGCACGGTGTCAAAGTTGATGAAGTCAGGCCAGATCAACATCCCTTCGCGCTGGCTGAAATTGCTGCGGTAGGCTATCGCCTCTTCAACGCTCTTGCAGCCGTAGGCGGACAGGTAGGCGAAGCCGCGCAGACTCTGCGCCACGCCCAGCAGCTCGGTGGCGACGGCTTTGGTGTCGTGGCCCGGCACGCCGAGAATGCGGGGTTTTACGCCGCAGACGGACTGCGCGGACAGCAGCGCCTTCATGCCGGTGCGCTGGCCGTCGGTCACGCCGCCGATGATGTTGGCGGTGGTTTCCGCTTCGGTTTCGCCCTGCGGCACGCGCACGACGACGGTCACGGGTTTGGACTGATCAGCGATGGCGTCCAGTGAGCGCGCCAGCGTGCCAGACTCTCCGGCCTTGCCGCTGGCTGTGAGTACGTCGGTTAACAGCACCGGGCGGTTTAGCGGAAAGGTGGCCGCGTCGGCGTCGTCGCCGGTACAGACCAGCCCGACAATCGCGGTGCTGACGGTGGTGATAGTTCGCGTGCCTTCGTTGATTTCCTCAACGCGCACGCCGTGGTGATAATCCTGTGCCATAGGGCGGTTCTCCTGTAAAAGATGAACGCCATATTGAAATAATAAAGGCCTTAATTCATGATGTCTTAATTGTGTAAGGAATGGCACAAGGGCTGAGTAAAAAAGCCCTCGAAGTTCAATTCGCGTAATAAGGAATTAATGAGAAATGACGATGAACAATGGCTCCCAAGAAAGAAAAACTGAAGATCTTAAAGAATTTAAGGTGATTGCAAATATAATTATGGTCTCACTACTGCTTTCATTTTCATTGATTTATATGAATGATGGCGAAGCTTTTAAAAAAAGCAATAAAGAGCTAATAATACTTCTTGAAACCGGATCGGCTACGTTTGCAATTATAGCGTTTACTCTCGACAGGTTTAAGTTGACAGAGAAGCTATGTATTCCTGTCAGATGGGCGTTGAATATGGCGACGCTTGCATTTTTTTTGATAACAGTACCTCATCTTTTTGTTTCCAGTATAAATGATGCTCCCCCAAATTCCACAGCGTCTTATTTAATCATTCTTCTATCCTTTCTTGTTTTATGTGCGATAATCTTTTACGCAATATCTTTATTTATAGAAAAACCTGGTATTTGGGCTTTTTTTGGCTCGTTAGGTTTAACTGCCATTATCTTCTCAATTGTAATTTTTAGCGAAAGGCTCGGGGTGACGCAAAAAATAAGTGATGCAAGCCAGTGGGTACTTGAGGTGTTAGGGCTGAGCTTTTAATTATTTTAAAGACTTTTTGCCTTTTTGGAAAGTTGTTGCAAATGAAAATATAAAGCAGGCCATCCGGCCTGCTTTTACATAGATGGTTTTTCTGGCCAGTTTACCATTGGGGCATTTATAATATCTGTTGCCTGTAATCTCTGAATGTATTTCATCCATCTGAGTAGTATGGATTTGTCTTCGTCCGTAATGATGCCGAGCAGTAGCTGCGTCTGCCATGCTTGGGTAACGCTGTTCGCCTCGCTGATGAGCGCAGATTTCTGCCTGGCTGCGCTCTTCACATCGGCAGCCTGCTGCGCATCCGCATCAGTTACCCACTTTTCCTCGTCCCACTTATCCCAGGCTGTTGCAGGCGCAAGCGGCGTTGTATCTGCCGGATAGTCGCCCAACTCTGATATTACGATTGCCGAACCATCAGCAACGGAGTAGACCGTTTCGCCGCGATGGTCCGGCACGCTATGCCAGCTCCCGTCTCGGTACACGGCAACGCTGCCCGCCTTTGCGTCAGGCGGCGCAGTCAGGCAGGCATAAGCGGGCAGCCCGACGCCCTGCGGCAGAAACTCATCGCTGGAGCCGGTGAACTCGCCACTAACAGCATCATAATTATAAATTGTCAGTACGCCGGCCGATTTTGCCAGGCCATTTTTATCAAGCGTAACTTTAGCCATTATGCAGCCCTCACGATGTAGTTAAATGCCACGTTACGCGGGCGCGCTGAAATCCAGATATTACCGTCGCTACCGTAAGCATTATTCACTGACGTGCCGTTAACGCCGTTATCTCTCTGGGTGGTTCCGTCAATGTTTGTGTTATTTGGTGCCCTGAATGAGCCGGACGGCGGCGTCAGGGTTCGGGTTACAGAATCAGCGTTTGAGTACGGAATGCCGATACCGACAGAAGTACCCTCGTTTTCTCGGCCGAGAAAGTCCATCGTACCTGTGCGCAGATAAGTTGAATCCTGCGCACTCAGAATGGCGCGCGCTGCATCTGCGCCTCTCCCGTCATCCCAACCCCTGATGAATTCTCCGCGCAGGTCGGCCAGTTTAAGCGCCGGATAAGTCAGCGCCAGTTTCGGGTACAGCGTGCCGCTGAAACTGGCGCCGTTGCTTTTCAGAAAGACCATGCCAGACATTGAGGTAAACAGTTCATTCGGCATTTTTGCGTGCGGCCAGGGGAACGGCGAACCGATAACGGGCGCACCTTCGCCTAAACCGAGGTTTTTGAGAACCTCAGCAATCAGGCCGGCGTCTTTAATTTCTGCCAGCGCATTCGCTGTCTGCATGTACTGGTCATGCGGGTTTTCAGTCGCCAGATGATCCGCCATCAGCTTATCGGCGTACTGGCGGACCGTCAGGATACTGTCATCCACATATTTCCGCGTTGCCAGCACCACGGAGGGGTCAATTTTCAGGGTGATAGCATCGGTGCTGTTAACGATCAGGATCATGCGCACGGTCTGCGTGCGGCCGCTGCCTTCCTGCAGCGCGGGCTTATACGTTTCCGGCGTGTTGCAGACCGCAATCAGCGTCCCGTCGGCGTCAAACAGGCCCATTTCCCGTATCCAGAAACCGCCCTCCGTTTCGGGGATCACCTGTTCGGCAATCATCTGGCTGGCGTTGGCCGGGTCAATGCTCAGTGAATTGATGGCGGCGCGGCGCACCTCGTTAACCAGCTTTGTCTGGCTGGCGTTCGGCGTCGGCAGTGTGCCGCCGCCGTCGCCCACAGCCAGCTGTGTGATGTTCAGTTTTGTGCCGAGCGCGGCAGCGTTGGCAATCTTCGCCGCGCCCAGGTTGGTTACGATCGCATAGTATTTTTGTGTCATGGTCCCACTTCCATCAGGTCAATAACGTGTACCGCCGCGCCGCCATAAGCCGCGCCGCTGACGGAGATAATTTCCGGGGTGTACGGGTAAACGGTCAGGTCATCACCGTCATAGCTGGCTGCTGCCATGCGTGTTTCGCCGCTGACCTGCAGGTTGATGGACATTCCAAGCAGGTGACGGCTGCAGGGTTTTGCATCGCTGATCAGCCGCTCAAGCTCCTGATAGGTTTCTTCAGTAATGCCCTCGTCCTGCACGCCAATGTCCAGCCGGAACGTGCCGGGCGGCTCATTGGTTTTCCACCACTCAATCACGCGGATCAGGAAGCCGAACGGCTCCACCACGCGGCGGATGGCGCTGATGGTGCCTTTGTGCTGATGAATGTAAAACGCATCGGCCACCACCTGCCGTTTGACGCTCTCTGTCCAGCTCTCGTCCCAGCGGTCCACCGAAAACGCCCAGGCCAGATAGGGCAGAAAGCTCACCGGGCAGGTGGCCGGGTTCCATAAATCGCGCAGCGGCACGTTCAGCCCGGAAATCCCGCTGCACGCCTGCGCAAGACGACGCTCCAGCGCAGATGAGCCAGGTGGCATCAGGCTGCTGTTGCTCATGTCACCCCCTGATCGCCCGCCACGGAAATATCCGTGCCGGTGCAGTTGCCCGCCTGCGTGCGGTCCATGATGATGTCCTCCGCCGGTTCGGTGATTTCCACCCAGTCCACACCGGCTACGCGCAGCACCGCCCCGTAGGACTCGCGCCGCACGCTGCGCCCCAGCTTTTTCTGCTCGATGAGATAGGCCGCCAGCTTCGCGTTTGCCGCCTCAAGACAGGGACCGGCGGCCACGCCGTCAAACAGATGCAGCCTGGCCTTCACGCTGTAGCTGCGGATAGTCGCCCCCTGAACCGTCACGCGGTCGGCCACCGGGCGCACGCTGTCGGCGCTCAGTGCTGTGTCCACTGTAGTCAGCAAATCCGCTGCCGCCGTGCCGTCACCTTCGCGACTCAGGACAGTGATCAGTACTGTCGCCGGTGACGGGCTGATGGCGGACACATCCTGCACCCGACCATCGGCGCTTTTGGCATGAAACTCATACGCGCCCGTCGGTCCGGCCACGCTCAGCCCCTCAAACGCCTCCGGCACGCGCACGCGCAGTGCGTCGTCTGATTCCATCACTGCATCCACCGGCGGCACCGCGTCGGGATTCGCAGGCGTGATGGTCAGGCGCTTCACGTTATTGCGGGCGGCCTGCTGGTCCAGATCGCTGCCGATTGCGTAGGCCACCATTACAGCCTGTGCCGCCTCATTGATGCGCTGGCGCAACAGGATTTCGCGGTAGGTGTTTTCCTGCAGGCTTTTCACAATCGGCTCAGACTCCAGCGCCAGCACGCGGCGCATGGCGGCCTGTTCATCCGCCGGATAAAGCGCAATCAGCGCCTCTTTGCGCTCAGCCAGCAGCGATTCAAAGTCCGGCACCTCTATAATCTGCGGTGCGGGCAGCTGGGAAAGGTCAATTACCGCCACTGTTCACCCCCGTTGGTACAGACATGGCAACCGGCGAACCATCATCCCGCTGGCCGGTCAGCTCAACCACCATAGAGCCGTCAAAGTCGCTGGTAAGGTTTACGGTGCTCAGCCTCACGCGAGGCTCCCAGCGGCTGATGGCGACATACACTGCCGCCATTACCTGCAGGCGGATCACGTCGTTCTGTGGCTGGTCAATCAGCACCGACAGCAGCGAGCCGTAATCACGCCGGGCGATGCGGCTGCCTTCCGGGGTGATCAGGATGTCGCGCATGCTCTGCCGGATGTGATCGATATCGGTAATGGCTTTGCCGTTGTCGCGGTTCATGCCGAGATACATCATTGCGGGCCTCCTGACATATCGGTGCCGGTCTTCACTTTGATGTGTAAATGCTTATCAGCAATCACGCCGTTAGAACTCATTGAACCGCCGCCGTGGGTCACATCACCGTTCATCGTGGTGTCACCGTTAATCCGTGTCTGGCTGGCCTCTATCCCCAGCGCATCGGTGATCAGCTGAATGCCGTCTGCCGCTTCAATGCGCACGCTTTTGATGTTTTTGATCAGCAGCTGGCCGGTTTCCGGCTCGTACTGAAACCAGCCGCCGTCCTTAAACACGGTGGTGGTGCCGTCTTCCGAGTAGTCAGGCGGCGGGAAGGCTTCGGAATAAATGGCGGGCAGCGCAAAGGCGGTTTCAAGATTGCCGCCCAGGCTCAGCAGCACAACCTGTTCCCCGACGGTGGGCTGCCACCATGTGCGCGTATTACCGGCGCGCAGGGTAAGCCAATTAATCCAGTTGGTTTCAAGGTTGCCCGTTTTCACCCGGCATAGCCAGTTCACCGGATCCACTTCGGACACGGTGCCGGTGCGGATCAGGTTGGTGATAAGGCGCATAATTTCTGACAGTTGTGAGTTCATAGCGCTAGTATTAACATCATCATAATTTTATCTATTGATAACGATTGTATGAGCCGTGAAACAACCTAGAAGGAACTTAATGTAATGAATGAGCACGTAAGAAATTACTTGAAATATTATATTGAAATGGATCAGAAACCTAAGTTTGCGGTTGTTATAAATGGTGAGTGGGGCTCAGGGAAAACTTGGCTTATTGATGATATTTTAGAACCTTACGAGAAGAGTGATTACGCCATAATCAAAGTAAGTTTGTATGGCCTAGCCAACACAGGACAAATAGACACTGAAATATTCAAGAAAGTTCACCCTATTTTATCTAGTAAGGGCATGTTAATTGCTGGAGCTCTATCAAAAGCATTACTAAGAGGCACATTAAGAATAGACTTAAATAGCGACAGTAAAGATGATGCATCTATGAGTTTTGGCACCCCAGAAATAAACATTGAGAAGCTATCAAAAAAACCAGAAAATACCATTTTAATATTTGATGACTTTGAGCGATGCGAAATATCTTGGGAGCAATTTTTCGGTTACGTTAATCACTTCACTGAAGAAAATGGTTGCAAAGCAATAATTGTAACTAATGAAGAGAGCGAAAAAATAAAAAAAGACATAGAAGGCTACCTGATATCTAAAGAAAAAGTCACAGGGCAGACCTTAAAAGTCAAAGCTGATACTAATGCTGCACTTTTAAGTTTCATTGATAATCACCCTGCTGCTTTATTTAAAAAATTCATGCAAAGTAAAACCTCAACATTGCTTAACACTATAGATATAGCTAAGTCTAATAACTTAAGAGTGCTTAGGAAATTCATTCTTCACTTTGAAAGACTTTACAATTTCATACCTTCAGGAGTTCGAAAGAACGACGCTATAATGGAAAAGTTACTTGCAACTTATTTCATTATTTATTTTGAAAAAACATCAAATCGCATTAATTTATTCGCCTTGCAAAATACCTCAGATAATCAAATGAAGCGAAATGATGATGAATTCAAAGCCTTGCACGAAAAATATTCCTTTAATACGTTCGGTGATTTAATTCTAAGCGACTCTACTTGGGCCGAAATGATTAACAATGGCAATCTTGTGAAGGAAACAATAGAACAGGAAATTAACTTTCGATTAACGTCCATGAGCTCTCAAGTAGCAAGCTGGGTTAAGCTCTGGCACTTTGATGTATTAAAAGATGATGAATTTAAAAATTTACACAAACAAGTCCTTTCAGAATTAAAGTCTCTATCATTTACTAATGTTAACATTGTTAAACATATAGTTGGCATGATGGAGCACTTCAATAAAATAGCAATAATTGATACCGACATGAATAAAGTTGTAGACTTATCAAAAAAATGTATTGATAAGATGCTTCAATCTGGATCTGTGGAGTATGAAGACCACAGGCGAACTGATTATCATTATAGTGATTCTTGGGGAGGGCTTGGTTTTTTTGAACGAGACAGCCTGGCTTTTAAGGAAATTTGCGACTATGTGAAATTTGCTCAGCAGAAATCTTTAGAAATTGAACTCAGAAACTCATCTAAAAAGCTAATTGAATTAATTAAAAATGATGACAAGGATTATTTCCTCTATCTTAATCACAATGATCGTGGAGTAAATTCTTACTATAACAAACCAATATTGGAATTTATTGATTGCGATGAGTTAACGAAAGCTTTTTTAGCCTGCAAGAATAAAAGTATGATAAGCTATGCACTTAAAGAAAGATATAATTATGAGCATTTTGCTAAAGAGTTAATATCTGAACTTCCTGTATTTTCTTCGTTTGTGAAAAGTATTAAGAAAATAGCAGACGATAAGTCAAGTCCCTTGCTATCTTATAACATTAAAGACAGTCTCGAAAGATATCTAGAGCCTTCTCTTTTACGACTCCAGGAGCTAGCTGACATCCCGACGTGAATTTTATGAATGCGCTGGTTAGCTTAGCCAGCGCATCAGGGTTTCGCGCACTAAATTTTCAACCTCGCCATTCACACCCAACAGCGGACGTTCAGCATATTTCACCATCGGGCCGCGACGGCTTACCCGGTCCCGCAGGCCGTAGTGATGAACGCGGGCCAGCTTCTGCACCGACGGAACAAAGGCAACCTCTGCGGCATCTGCGCCTGCGTGCGCCTTGAGATATTTTGCCGTTTTCAGCTTTGCGAACATGCTGCGACGGATGCGCCCCTTTTTGCTGCGGGCGCTGACGCGGCGCGGCTCCCATGCGGTGCCGTCCGGGGAACGTTGTGCGGTGATGTTTGCCTGCTGAATGCGGCGCACATCGTGCGCCACCTCGCGCAGCATCTTTTGCCGGGCTGCCGGTTCCAGCTGTGAGAGAAGCGCAGCCAGCCAGGCATCCACTTCATGCAGTTCAGCCATGACTCACCGTCCAGAATTCCTCCGGTACTTCAGGTTCCGGTACCGCCTCAATGTGCGCCTTCCCGTCCTCCACGGTCGCTATCACGCGCTCGGTCAGCTTCAGGTTCATGCTGATGTCGCAGCGGTCATTCGCCAGAATATCAACCTCAAACGAAAACAGCTTTTCGCGCGCGTCGCTGTTCTGCAGCGCATCGGGCTGGTTTTCCCGCAGCCATAAAAGCACCGGTGCCATCAGTAGATTCTGGTCGCCAGTGAAGTCGGTGATCACCACGTTCAGCGTGTAGCGGTACTCCCACGACAGGGACGCGGCAGATGTGGCGACCAGCTGGCCGCTGTCCACGAACAGGTGCAGGCGGTCTGGGTTGTCGGCCACATACCCAACGGACTTATTCAGGGCGCTGCGTAAGGACTGCGGCTTGTTCATCGTCTTTTTCCTGACAGCTGATGATGGTATCGACCTTACCGGCACATGCCGCCCAGGCTGCCTCCGTTTCGTCCAGCAGGGCCAGAAGATCGCCGTTAGTGCGAGGCGCTGCCGGGTCCAGCTGGCAGCGGGTGATTTTCGGACAGCCACTCACGGTAAGATTCACCTCCTGCGAAGGCCGGTCGCTGGCGCAGCCGGACAACAGGATCAGGCAGGCGAGTATCAGCCCAGCGGCGAAGGTCTTCATTTTCACGTTTCAGCTCCTCAATCTTTCGCTGCCGGTCGCGCAGCAGCTGGCCGTTGCGTTCAGCGGCGGCGTAAAGCTGCGTCTGTGCCTGGCTGCTTGTCTGTGTCAGGATATTCAGGGCAATCAGCTGGCTGTTTTTCTGGCTCAACTTTTTTCCCTGAGTTTCTATGACTGCCTCATGTGCGTGAATCTTCTGATAGGCGTTGTGCAGGTTCCACGACTGCCACAACACAATCCCCAGAAAAAAAAGAACCATCACGATGATGTTCTTCATGTGCTCAGACTCCCTTAAGGCACCAGGCCAGTTCACGCCCGCGCCGGTTATCCAGCCCCTGATTGAATACGCCTTTCACGTATACCCAGCGCGGCAGCTGGTAACACGCCTCGCGCCACTGGCCCTTTTTCAGCAGCGCCACCATTGTGGAGCCGCACACGTTGCCGGTGCCGACGTTGAACGCCAGCGACACCAGCGCGTCATAAACCTGCTGTGGCATGGAGACCGCCACGCAGCGCGCCAGTGCCGCCTCGGTGCGTAACACGTTGGTGATGAAATTCCCCGCCGCCTGCCGTTCCGTGATGGACTTACCCGGCACCACGCCGGAGGTGTTGCCGATCCCGTCGGTCCACTTTCCCGCGCTGCACTGGTACGGCTGCAGGCGGCAGCCCTCATAGTCGGCAATCAGCCGCAGCCCCTCCACGGAGGTGTGCAACTGCTGAAAGCCGGGCATCGTGGCAGCCAGCGCCAGCACCACGCCAACTGCGCAGCGTTTAACGGTCTGCAGATTCATATTCACTCCGCGTAATGCGCCCGCTTGCCAGAAGCTGATAGGTTTTGTGTTTGTAGTACCAGCTGATAAGCGCCATCAGCAGGCCGATAAGCACACCGGCCACGGTGGACATGTCTTTCAGGTCCATGCCACCCAGCCACGCCATTAGCACCGCAATGCACCAGGTTAAAAAGGTGCTGATTTTTTCCCACATGGTTCAGTCCCAAAGCTGGACGGCCTGCACGGTGGCCGTCGTTGTCACGTCCGGCAACTCCACCTCCAGCCCGTGCGGTAAGAGGGGGCCGTGCTCCGCCAGCCCCGGATTTGCCTGCAGCACCTGCTCCGTCATCCCCTGCGTGCGCCCGTAGTGACGCCAGCAGAGTGCGTCCACCGTGTCATACTGCTGCGCACGCACCTTCATCAGATAAGCTCCACGGTGCAGTGCGGCATGTCCTGCACGCGGCTGATAGCCCAGCGCGCATCGCGCCAGAGATCGCCGCTGGCATCACTCAGTTCTTCGCCGCGCTTAATCGCTGTCGCGGTGGCGTCAAAGTCCTGATAGCGCTCGTTCAGCACCGCGCGCGTCCAGCACCACACCGCGTTCATGTAGTGATGCAGGCGCACGCTCTCACCGGCCAGCTTCTCAGCCGGAACGTCGGCCAGGCCGTTATGACCGGCCAGCTCCTGCCGCTCACGCCACGGGTAAAGCTCCGCGTTAACTTCCGCCATTGCGGTCAGCACCACCTGACGCAGACGATCCGGCGTCACGGTGCCGTCAACGCGCATCACGCTGCGGAACTTCGCCAGATCAACGTCAGGCCAGAATGAGTTATTGGGGATAATGTCCGGCGCTGCCGTCGCCTTCTGTGGCGCGATAAATTCCATGCTCTGTTACTCCTGAATAGTTGGGCGGTGGACAGGGTTTTGATACGGCGCTGCCTGTCGCCACCCCGTGCCGCCCCGCGCGTGGGCACGTCCGGTTATCAGCTGGCGTTACGGATTTTCCGCTCCAGCTGCTCAATGTCTTTTTTCACACCGCAGCGTTCATCAAGCTGCATGGCCTGCTGCAGATGGTTCAGCGCAGAGACGGGCTGGTTTTCGCGCAGCACCCAGCCGATGGATTTGTGCAGTCGCGCGCGCGACTGATCGGGCATATCCAGATCGCCAATCGCATCAAGCGTCTGCAGCAGCAGTGCAGAATCGAAGGTGTTTTTTGCCTGAAGGGCATTTTTAGCGGCATCGGCCATTTCTTCGGCCAGCAGCGTCTGCACGTTGCGGTTAAAGCCCTGCGGCATTCCCCAGCCGTGTTTCAGCGCGTGGCGGCCAATAGTGAGCGCACCGGCATAGTCACCGGCATCAATGCGCCACAGCATCACGTACATCAGCACGTCGTCCTGCTGCGCGCCGTCGGCGGCCAGCACACCGTCCACCCATGCGACGTATCTAGGCAGGACCTCCACCTTAATTTCCGCCTTCTTCACGGTGGACTGAATGCCCTTGAGGCGGCGGCGGTCTTCATTCAGCTGCATCAGCATCAGCTCATAGCCGCTGGCGTGGCGAACACTGCCGCCCTGACGGGCGGCCTGTTCAGCCTGAACGCGCTGGCGGTGCTGCCGTGCGGGACTTAGGCTCATGAATTAACCCTCAGCACCAGCTGACTGCGCAGCAGCAGCGGCCTCTGTCACGATTTCGATATTCTCGATCAGCGCCGCGCAGCGGTAATCCTCCACCACATACGCCTCGTTAACCGACTCGAAGTTTTCGATGCGGTCTCGCTTCGGATTATCAATCAGCGAACGGCGGCGGGAATCTTCCTGCCAGTAGATGGACAGATTATCCAGACGGGTGATCAGCACGGCGTTTGCCGGGAAGTACGGCGCGCGCACCGCCTGCAGGCCGCCCATGCGTTTCTGGCTGATGATCATGTCAGCGGCCAGCTTTTCGGTGTTGGCCTGATCGCTGTTGACTAGCGGGAAATACTTGTCGGACAGCAGCTCACGTCCGCAGATCACTACCAGTTCGTCGTCGTCCTGGAAGATGGGATCGATAAGCTCGTTCACCGCATCCATCACCAGCGCGTCAAGGTTGGCATAGGCTCCGCCCTTGCCGACCTTCACCGGCGCGGCAGTGGTTGTGCCTTCTTTGGTGGTGCTGCCCATGACGTTATCTGGCGCATCTTCGCGGACCTTCTGCAGCCAGCCCTTATTCACGTCCTGCAGCAGCGGGTTTTCCGTGCGGTTGGAGGTTTTGGCACGCTTCACGCCGTTGAAGCCGATCATGATGCGGTCCAGCGCCTGACGCTTCACGATGGCGTCGCGGATGCGGGTCTGGAAGTCCTGAAACTTCGCCCACAGGTCCAGCTTCGCGTAGGTGATGGCCGTATCGAAGTTGGTCTGCTCGCACTTGTAGCTGATATCCGACATGTCCGTCGGATCGGTCGGCTCACGCTCTTTGGCACCTGTATCGGTGGTGCCTGCGATGGTGCTGCCGACGCCGAGGCCCAGCAGCTGACCTGACTGATCGGTTACGCCGATCACGTTAACCAGGGTCAGAAATGCCGTTGACTGCTGGATGGTATCTTCCAGCGTCTGCGCAACTGACGGCTCCACGCTGAACTTGCCGTGCAGCTCTTCCTGCTCAACTTTATAAACGCGCGCCAGCTGCACCAGAAAGGCGTTGAAGGCAAAACGGGTAGTCTTTTTCATGGGGTTTACTGCTCCTTTAGCAGTTGGTCAGGTGTCCGGCTGGCGCGTTGCCACCCGGCGTGCGCTGGCGGAAATCTTTGCGGCCGTCTTCGCGCTCCAGCTGCTCTTTCAGCTCACTGAAATCAGTTTTCTGAGCATCAAGCTCAAGGGCGCGCTTCTGCAGATCCGCTTCCAGCTTGCTCAGGCGTTCAGTCTGCTCCTGCAGCGCCTTGTCGGTGCGGGTGCTGTACTGCTGCTGTTCGCTGGCAATCAGCTCAACCGCCTGATGCACGTCGCTGAAGCGGGCGGCATCGGTCTGCTGCTGCTTTGCAAACATGGCTTTGATGCGGGTAAACAGGGCGGGCTTTTCCTCCGGCACCGCTTCCAGCTCGATCACCGTTTCGGTGGCGGCGGTAAACAGGTTTTCAGGGTCCAGCTTGCGGTTTGCGAGCGGGTTATGCTCCGCTTTGGCACTGAAGGCCAGCATTTCGGTGCCGAGGCTTGCCGGATCATCGGTGGCAGCCAGGCCGACCAGATACGCCTTGCCGGTGTCAGCAAACTTCGTGCTCACTTCCATAGAGGTGAAAATTTTCTGGCCCTTTTTCACCAGATCCACAAGCGCATCCGTCGGCAGGATATCGGCGTACAGCGCCATTTTCCCGGCCAGCGGACCGTCGCTGATTTCCTCTGCAACCAGCGCGCTTACCGTTCCGTAACGGTTAAAGGTGCTGTCCGGCGCGTAGGACTTGATGTGCTCAAGATTGATGGAGGCGGTATACAGCGCCGGGCTGTACGCAGCGGCCATCTGTACCAGCCATTCGCGGGAAATTTCGCGCCCGTCCGTGGTGGCACCTTCCACCCCGATGCGGAAGCGTTTTGCTTTTTCTGTCATGAGCCAGGCTCCGTTGTGATAAAACGCTCTGAGGCCCTATGTTTGCGGCGAGGGGGGTACTGAAACAACGCGCGGACGTTGTGCGGCCTACCACACAATGAGGGGCAGCAGAAAAGGCGGCGGCGGGGCCGTATTTTGGCTGCATGAACATGACACCCGCCCCAGAAGACCTCGATCCCCGCAGGCAGGCTTTACTGCTGTACTTTCAGGGATACCGCATCGCCCGCATTGCTGAAATGCTGGGAGAGAAACCCGCAACCGTTCACAGCTGGAAAAAGCGCGATAAGTGGGACGACTATGGCCCGCTGGATCAGATGCAGCTGACAACCGCCGCACGCTACTGCCAGCTCATCATGAAGGAGCAGAAGGAAGGGAAGGACTTTAAGGAAATCGACCTGCTGGCGCGCCAGTCCGAGCGCCACGCCCGGATCGGTAAATTCAGCAACGGCGGCAATG